TAACCCATTAGGTAATCTCCATAATTGAGAGTACAACGTCTAAAGCATTACTAGCACTAGCTAATGTTTGTAATGCGTCTGAAGTTTCAAGGACAATTTTATTGCCAGACATTACCTCAAGCGAACCTCCTTGTGGGATAGGTGCTCCTTTGACGACATATACATCGTCTCCGTTTTCTCCAGATGAACTATTTGTAACAATCTTAACATCAGCAGTTATAGCACTGTTACTAGTATTAGATAGTGTACATCCTATAATTATAGCTGTAGTAGCTGAAGGCACAGTGTAAACTGAAGACAAACTTGTTGAAGAGTTAGCATCTGTTTTTAATTTGAAAGTATTTGCCATATTATCCCAACGCTATTGCAAGAGCTGTAGCATCTCCTTGAACATTGTCATTATCTGGGAAGTGACCCTTAGAATAAGTAGAGCCATTATATTTGGCGTAAAAAAGTTTGCCATCTCTGTAATTGATAGCAATTTCACCTGGAGCCAAGCCATTACTAGTTTCTGAACCATTTGAGTTTACTGTAGGCTCGGTACCAGATGTACCATCCTTTTTTAACTTGATAGTATTTGCCATTGTATCTCCTAGTCGCTAAATGTACCGCCATCAATAGTTGCTCCACTGATAGCTGTAAAATAACCTGTTGCAAATTGACAATCACCAACAGAACCAGATATAACACCAGTAGATTCAGATGCTACAGGAATATAAGTAAATCTATGTGAATTACTATCATCCATACCAAAGAATACCTTTTTTGCACTACCATCGTAATATTGTGCTAAGATACCTCTATCTTTATTATCATCTGAACTTGGGGCAGAGTCTCCACCCAAAGTCATAATTGGATCATCTATTGTTATTGTTGTCGAGTTTACAGTTGTTGTAGTTCCGTTAACAGTCAAGTTACCAGTAACTGTCAAGTTATCATCAACTTGTACAGTACCACCTGCAGAGTCTATTACAAGATTTCCACTAGATGTGTCTATCTCTCCATCAGCAGTAACACCAACTTTAATATTGCCAGCAGTAATACCTGCAACGGTTGGGTTAGAACTTGAATCTATAGCAACGGTAGGTGTAGCACCTTCTCCTGAATTATTTGTTAATGCAATACCAGTACCAGCAACTAAACTAGCTACATAGTTGCCAGTTGTTTCTGTGCCAAGTATTACACCATTATCTTTTATAGTAACTACTCCAGAGGTTACAGCAAAGTTATCTGAATTAAACTGAGCTATACCTTTGGCACTTGTACTACCAAATATATTAGAATCAGTTACATCTACTGCTACTGTTACTGAGTTATCATCACTACCTGAAGCTACTGTACCACTTACACCATTACCGTAAGTAATATCTTGCAAAGTAGGTAAATGAAATACCTCAACGCTGCTATTGTTATGTCGGCCTACATACAGTTTTTTACCAGCTTGACTTAATGCAAGTTCACCACTTAATAAAGAACTAGGTGCACTTGTATCAGTATTGCTACTATGGCGTTTTATCTGAATGGTATTAGCCATGCTTATCTCCTATTATGTAAAAGTTCCACCATTAAGAGTAGAGCGTCCTGCAACGAGAACTTCGTTCCAAGAATTTTCATCTCTTACGTAGAACACATCGTCATCTGAATCATAATGAAGGTCTCCTTCACTGACACCAGAAGTTGGAACTGACGTACCTGTCGTCACTCCTTGTATTGGCAGATTCTGTATTAGTTGGTCTGCACTTCCGTTGTCTATGTATAAGTTACCATCATCTTTTTTAAAAACAAGCTTAGTATATACATCTTTAATTTTATTTGGAGCTGATAAAGTACCTCCCATTATCATTCTCCTGATATAATTACTTCGTTAAATGTTACAGACGCAATACTTGTATCTGTAAAGTTTTCAGAGCCTACAGTTATTGCTGAATAAGTAGGTGCGGATATATTGCTTACACCAGTTAGCGTAGGGGCACTAGGTCTAGTTGATGCAGTAAAATTAAAATCATCAGGTGCATCTTGTGGTGTAAAGTTGTCAGCAGTAAATGAATTAAAATATTGACCATCAGTAAGTTCACTAAATGCAAAAGATATATCATCCCATTCAGCTAATCCAAAGTTATTGACTGACCAATCAAACGCTCTAGTATTAATACTCATTAAAAGTCCACTGGTTTAATATATTTAACAGTACCAGCTCTAGCTCTATAGGCATAGTTTCTACCTTCTCTAACGCCTTTTTCAAACTTGCTATGAAAATAAGTAGCTACATCTAATTGATTAGGTTTCTTTTCATATCCTAGTGCAATAGCTTTTGCAACTAGATAATCATGAAACTGCCCTGGAAACTCACTTTCTGCTGTCCAAGAAAAGTTATTGTCGTTAGGTTCTGTAAATTTTGTAGCTTTTTTGTAATAAAATAAAGTTATTTTCTTACCATGATTTTCTGCAGTAGGTGAATAAAATTGCTCTGCAGTAGGATCATACTTAGCTATACCAATAGCATCCCTTTCAGTCCACCATGTCCATTTATGAGTTGCATATCTTTTATTATAGTTATCTACGTAAGGCATTAAGTCAAGTCCCTTCTTACAGGTCTACCAATTAATTTAGGTATATTGACATGGTTAGTAGTACCATCAGCACCCTCCATATCAACAGATTTTATTTCAAGAATTGACTCATCTAATGCGTAGTATCTTTGTCCATTGTTACCATCTAAATCAAACTGCGTAGCTCTTTCGAGCATTCTTGTTCTTTGACTGTATTCTTCTTGTGCTGTATTTAATAACTTGACTATTTCAGTTACACCTAGTTCAGGATGATGTTGTTGTACAAGTTCAACCATTTCTTTAAGCTTCATTTCCTAACTCCTTCTACTGTGCTATCTAGGATACCTTGACTAGTATAAGGAGCCATAAAATCAGCTAGTTCTTGTTTTACAGCAACATACTGACCTTGTAACCATTGGTAATCTGTGGTCAATTTACTGATAAGAGTTGTATAAAGACTAAGCTTTTTTTGCACGTTAGCGTTAAACTCAGCTAAAGTTTCATTTGCTCTAGCTGTTTGGAATCCTAGTTCTGTTTGAAATCTTGTTGTATCAACACTAGATTTAGCAGACTCTTCAGCTACCTTAGCTTGATAGGTCTGCATTTCAGCAGTAAAGTTTTGAACTTCTTTATTAATATCTGCTTGAAATTTAGAAAGATAACTAGATGCTCTTTGTAGCTCTTGCCCTGCTGTACTTAATGTAGCTGCAACCATTTCATCATCTTCATCAGCTAACCATCCTTGCACACTAGTTACCGTAGAATCATCTCCTATGCTTCCAGATTTATCTATTAAATTTTTAGCCTTAGCTAATGCGTCTAAATATTCAGTATTATGAGATGTACTAATAGTTAAAGTAGGTACATTGCCAACAGCAGTATCATTAAAAGCTGCAGGAACAGTAACACTACCCATTGACAATGATGTACTTAAATCAGCTATTGCATCAAATGCTGTTGTATCTGCATCTAGATCAGTGGGCAATGATGAGTTCATTGTTGCCATTTTATTATGTATTAATTGACCAGCAGCATATAAAACTACTGCATGATACATTTCAGATGGAAAATTATCTATAGTACTATCACTATGTGCTACTGATGTATCAGGCAACACTATACTTATTTTTACAATCTCATCATTGTTTGGAACAGGAAGTACATTAAGGACTCTATTGTCAATGTAATATACTGGAGAGTTTTTACTAGCGAAATAAATACTATCAGTATTCTTAGCATTACTTCTAAACGCAGCATTTATTGGACTACATTTTAATTCTTCACCAGTAACCGCATTGCCATTCCTTCTAACTATATCTATAATTTTATAATTAGTATTTAACGTTAATGTTGGTGTAGAATCATTTAATGTTTGTAAAGATGCAAACAAAGGTAACATATCTGGATTAGTTTTTTCTATTCTAGCAATAACCCATTGTACACCATTGGCTAAGAATTTTGATATTTCTGTGTTCTTACCATTAGTTGTACCAGCGTAATATCCTACTTCGTCTACAAATGCCATTATGTTATTTGCCCTCGCCTAGTCCTAATCATCATTTCTCTTCGACTCATTTCTTTTGGTTTAGGTGTCTTTTTAACTAGCTTGCTTGCTTCTCTTTTAGCGGCAGTTTCAGTCAACTTTAATTTTTTAGCATAATGAGCTATGACCTCTTTACCTGCTTTGCCTTTTTTCATAGCACTCATTATTACTCTTGCAACGACTATATTCATTTTTTTGTTTTTTTAGTTTTCTTGTCGGTGTTTTGTTTGCGTCTGCTATTGTTGTTAACCTCTTCTTTTCCTGAGTTCCAAGGTCCACCAATATCATTGCTGGTTATTATCTTCATTTTTTCTCCTAAGTAAAGGGGGGCTTACGCCCCCCTAAATTACTTTATTATGAGAACTTTAACAAGGTGTGAGTTTCAGGTAGTTGTATCTCAAGACCTGCTTCGGTCATGACGATATCTTTCCTTCCGTCAACATTGTTATTCTGTACATTAGTGATAATCTGAGTATCACGAGATACCCCATTAGCTGCTAATGGACGATACGCTACGTTCTTCAAGTCAACCATAATAGCATAGTCTTCCCACATTCCTCTTAACAAGGGTTGCTCGACCAAGTTTAAATCTCCATATAGAGTGTTAACTCTAGTGATCAAGTGACCGAACTTGCCTTGAATGTTTTGAATGTCTACGGTGTAACCATTTGAACCACCACTACTTGTAGCAGTATGTCCAAGTGCCATTGTGTTGCCTAAGAAAGAGCTTCCACCTAACTTGTTAAAGAATGACATCACTTTACGTGAGCACATAACAAGCTTTTGTCCACTGTTGCCTGATTCAGGTGAGAATACATCTTCCATTGCATCAATGAAGTCATCGTAACTAGAAGAAGCATAAGTAAAGGTTTTAATCTTACCATAATACTCAGTGTAAGGAATAATACCCCATGTTCTTCTTACTGGACCAGTTGAAGTAGAGTCATCTGCTCCTACTCCAAATAGCATAGCATGTTCTATATCCATTTTGTGTTCCATGAGCTTTGTCTGCCAAGTTCTTTGGTACTCATTTGAAACACCTCTGTAACGAGTTGCAAGTGAAGTTCCGCTAAAGAGAGAAATAGCATTCTTAAAGATTTGAGTGTATCCTTCTCTATCGTAGAACTCATCCTTCCAACCTTCTGGATCAGTTGAACCTTCAGCAAACGCTGAACCAATTACTTGTCCTTTTCCATCAGCACGAATAATAATCTTCGAAGCTGAGGCAGGTGTAATCTGTCCAGAGTTTGAACCGTCTGGTAAATATACAAGCTTAATAAAAGTTGCATCCACTTCAGCATAAGCAGAGTTAGCTGTTAAGTCTGGAGCAGCATTTATTTTATAATAAGCTTTAGCTGCAGTTTCGCTACCTGCACCAGCATCTGTACCGTTAGCATCATATTCACAATCAATAACAATCATTTGATTTTCTAACAAGAAGTTTGGTTGAGTAGCAGTTGTTACAACTCTTCCGTACTTATCATAAAGACAGTCAAGTTGTAGGTTAGTTAGGTTGAAGTTTGCATCACTTCCACCATGTGCTGATGTTGTTTTTGCAGCCCTTGCTTCAAAATTTCGTCTTTGCCACTGATGACGCTGTTCTAAAAATTTAAAAACAGGATCATCTGTTGGCTTTTTTGCCACTTTAGACAAATATGTGAAGAAAGGAGACTGCTTTGGAGCGAGTTCAGCAACTCTGTCACCAAAATTGAACATTCGTCTTGAATTGTCAATGCTTGATGATTGCATTCCACCACCTGAGGTGATACTAAATACATTAGCCATTTTAGACTCCTAGTAGTTTCATTTTAATTAATTAAAAGGATTAGATTTATTATAGTTATCAATCATATTATTCATGATAGTATCTTCTAACGAATCCTTTGTTTGTCTATTTTGAGATGGCATTACTCCCATTGATGAAGGAACCTGTTGAGCTCTTTGTACCTGCTGAAAATCAGCAGATGGAGCAGGAGCTTGTGTTTGTGTTGCGATTCCTTTATCAGTTGAATATAATTTCCACAAGTTGTCTAGACTCAATGAGCCAGGATCAGACATAACTCTTACAAAATCTTCAGCAGTTGTAGCGTCAACTTTGTAGTTGTCCATTACTTGTTGTCTAACTGTTTGTAATTGTTGTGCCTGTTGTTGTTCAGCTTGCTGTCTTTGAATGTTAGCCTGTCTTTCTTCAGCCATTCTTGTTCTTTCATCCTCTAACATAGCCATTTGATATTCAAATTGCATGTTTTTGTAATCATCCATTTCATCTCGCCATGATTGTTCTTGTCTAACAAACTTGGCACTTTCTGATTGAGGGTCAGATAAAGCTTCATCCATTGAAAAATTATATGGTCGTACTGGCTTCTCAGGTGGTTCTGGCATTTCAATTTCAGGTTCAGGTTCTGTTATCTGTTCTTGTTGCTGAGGTTGAACCATTTGTTGTTGCTGTTGTAATTGTTGCATCAGCACTTCATTTTGATTCTTTAACTTATCAGCTTCAGATTGCCAGTATTGATACCTTACTTGATCATTGTCCTGAGGTTGTTGCGATGGTTCTTCAATAATTTGTTCCACTTCTTGAGCTTGTTGCTCTTCTTGTTGTGGTTCTTCACTCATACCAAAGGCATCTTCCATTCCTCGTATTCCACCACCTAGTATGACATCATCAATAACTTTAGAGCCCTCATCGGCAGGTGCAGGTTGTGCTCCTTCGACTTCAGGGGTGTCTAATAATTGTTCTTCTGCCATTATAATCTCCTATTTTTTAGACTGCTTCTCATTGGGACTTTGAGGAGGTAAGTCTGTATTTTTTGAAATGACATCAGCCATTTCTTTTTTTACTTGTCCCAAAGCGTCATCTAAACGCTTTTCAAAAAGAGTGCCAGACATTTTTGCTTTATTAGATGCAGCTTTTAAATCGCTCTTTGTTTTTTCTACTTCAGCTTTCATCTTAGCATGATATATCTCACGCTCTCTTGTTTGCAAGTCACCTTGCATTTGTTTAATGGTTTCAGTTGCTTTTTGCATTTGTTTTTGCAACTGTCCAATTAAATCTGTTCTTTCCATAACTCCTTGCATATCAAACACTTCTGTCTTTTTCAACACTTCTTGTTTATCTATAATGCCATTTTTATATGCATCCATATACATTTCAAGTTGTGCCATTCTATTAGTTGGCAATGTAGAACCAGTGACTACGACTACATCGTATTTACCAGTAGTTATGTTATTCAAAATTTTTATTTCACCAGTTTTGTCGTCAACCATTCTTTTGTTAATTACATATTCATTTAAAGAATTATTTGGTTGTAATAGTCTTATCATCTTTTGACTAGTATACAATTCTTGAACTAGTGGTATAGCAACTTGTCCCATCCTGTTTAACCCAGCTTCTATATCAGCTAGTTTACTTTTCATTTTACGTTGACCAAACTCATCTAAACTTACAGTAGCCTTATATGTATGAGGAGCTACCGATGCATTACCCATAGTCATTTCATATAAACCTAGTTGATGGTCTATATCATTCTTTGCTGTATTTTCATTTGCATAAAGTTCATTCGGTAGGGGAGTTGGCATCACGGGGGTTGGCTGCCCTTGATCAAAATCAACCTCGATGGCTACTCCAGGCTGAGCCCATTTCTGCTCAAACTCCCTCATATCTACCGAACCTGATGGTATTAAAATCTTGGTATTAGTGCTAGTAGTAGCATGGGCGATAATTAAACTTCTCGTTTTATTGATGTATTCTTGCATACCCTTGACCATACGAACATCTGACATTGGGTAAGGAGTGCGGGTATGTTGATTCATAAAGAACACTATTGGATATTTATCAATCGGGAGGACACGAGAGTAGAGTAATTTATCGCCCATAATAACACATTGTTTGATTCTTTTTGTAGGCACTATAACAACTTCTATTGCTCCTTGGTCTATAGCATCTTGAAAAGTAATTTGCTCTATTTGTGGTGGCTGTGGTAAGTCTATCCTGTTTTGCTGCCTGCCTTGTTCAACCTGTTGTTGATACGCTAATTCTAATTGCTGTATCGCAAATTGAGCTTTATCTTTATCAAGTATAATCTGTCCTTCAATTAAAAATGCTGGCTGTTTTACATACTCAGCGTACTCTTCATCATTTAATAAATCTTCATTGCCAGTAGTTCTTTCAAAAACTCTATAATGATCTATCATTAATGGATAGTATCTTTCATAACCTCTTATGTATTCATCACTTTCACCAAACCCAACATAAGTTTGTACATCAGGTGTTTCTGGAAAAGTAGTTTCATTGTTATCCTCTCTTGAGGTTTGAGGTCTATCAGAAACAAAATTTTCTGTAGATGCATTCATAATTGCTTTTTCATACATAGGATACAATGATGCTGCTTGGTCTTTTGTATATAACCTAGATATAATAATATTTTCAGCATCATCAGCAAAAGGATGTCTAGAGTTAGGGTCTATATAAATATCTAGTGGGTCTACGTCATGTATGCAAACTTCACCTTTACCCATATCCATCATAGGGTCTACATAAACAAGTGCTGCTCCTAGGCCAGTTACATAATAATCATCTACTATTCTTCTAAGTACAGTGTTGCCCTCCGAAATTTGCCATATGTATTCTAATAAACCATTCATGGCTTGAGCTACTCTGTTATCGCTATCTTCTCTTGGCGATACTCTAAACTGAGGTTTGTTTGCTGTAATTAATGCTTTTGCAGCTTCTACTGCAGGATGTATACGATTGACTACTAATGGAGCTTGACCTCTCTCCTCTAATATTCTTTTTTGGTCAGAAGTCCATTGTTTTCCTAATCTAAACTCTCTATCTTCTTGAGCATGACTTGCCCAGTTTTGTCTTTTTAAAGAATAAGTTTTAAAAACCTGTTGCGTTTCTTCAACTATCTTTTTAGGATTAGAGTGTTTTTTGTTAGAGTAAGCCATCTTTAAAAATTACCAATTACATAGTTAACCAGTCAAGGACTTTATTCCTTTTTATTTCAACCTTTCCTTTAGGGTCTAATTGCTTTATTCTGCATGCTCTTGAACCTTCTAACGCTGTCCACACTGCATCCATTATATCATCGTTTTTACCTCTAGGGTAAGATAAAAACTCTTGTTGTGCAGTTAAGTCCTGACTTCTAAAGTAAAACTCACCTTTAGCAAAGGCTGGTACTAATGATAACAATCTTTCGCTCTTTCTGTTCCTGGGTTTTACACCTTTTTCTAATCCAGGTATATATAAGTTCTTTTCTAACATTAACGCTCTAGTTGCACTACGCAATGCTTCTTGATATGCAACTGTTTCTATCTTCATTCTTTTTGGACGATATCTTTCATAAATGTCAATAATTTTCTGAGGTTGTCTTGCAGGATCGAGCCTTTCCCTAAAGATATCAACAATGTACTTGTTATTGTCAGCGTCAATACCAATGGTAGCAATAACAAAAAAGTCAGCACGGGAACTAAGACTAGATGCAGGATCAACTCCACTATAGAGCTCGATTGGTACGATTTTCTTTTCATCTCCTACCTCTCTTGTCAAACAAGGTTGACCGTTAATTCTTTCATAATCATAATGATGTAATTTAATATAATCTGGTTTGAATGGTGCATCATCAGGAGACTGAGCTATATTCATGTACTCTTGATAGAATCCGTTTATATTACCTACACTTTCAAACTCGCTTTTAATTTGCAGTATTCTATCTTTTGGAAATCTTTCAGGCCAAATGCTTTTTTCTTTTTCATCCCAGATGCTATACCATAATGTTTTCCATGCAGGACTATCTTTAGCCCAATATAAAAAACAATCTTCTGATATAACAGTACCAATCATAACTATCCTACCCTCATCAGATAACGATGGTATCACAGCTTCAGTCATCCATTTTCTATTTTTAGTTCTACCCTCTGGTGTAAACGCATTTAACTCTGATTCAAAGTCATCTACTATAATAACATTAGGCCTAGTATCTCCTTCAATAAAACCACGAACTCTTTGTCCTGTGCCAACTGCAACAATTCTAGTTCCATTTTTTAATACTACATCTGTACCTGTCCATCTCTTTGCAGTAGCCGAACTAAAGTCACCATAGATAGACCTAAAATTTTCACTATGGTCTAGATGATATTTTATACGAGATAAAAAGTTTATTGATTGTGCTTGTGACTCTGATACTATAACCATAAATAAGTCATCATCAGGTCCTTTGTGTGCTATTTTATACAAAGGAAATATTAAAGAACATACAGTGCTTTTTGCTGTTCCACGAGGTGCTGCTATTAAAGTTCTCTTAGTACTGTCATTTTTTAATTCTTTGTAGATGTCTCTGTGAAAATCTGGTGTATCTTTAGCCAAAGCTTTAGGAAAACAATATTTACCAAACCAGCCCATATCTCTTTTAAACCCTTCTTTTTCTTTCTGTAATGCATAGGCTGTTTCATAATCATGAGCGTTTTGGGCGTTTATCTCTTCGTTTAGATTGTTTTCCATATTTATTTTTCTTCTTTTTCTTCTTCTGATCCCTTCGGTACCCCATCAGTCACCTCCGTTTGAGTTGCTTTAAATAATTTTTTCTTTTGCTGTATATCTGCTAATGTACTTTCAACAGTAGATGCTTCTATCTGTTTAGTTGTAATAGTTTTGTTTTTACTTTTCATACTGTTAAAATCCATTAGTTTATCTGCAATAGCTAATGCTGCTTTTGAATCGTACTTATCTCCTGGTTTAGTCCTGTCAATATTACCTGATTCATCATTTTGATAATCCATAGATTTGTCTAGTATTTGTGCTAATGCTCTAGCAGTATCGTGTTGCCCTATAGGAAACTCTGCAACTAATTTATCTAACTCTTCTTTAGTCATTTCTTTAAATACCTCAGTTCTCATTGTTTTTCTAATATTCCATCTTTTAGCATCTGTTACATTGCCATAAACTAGTTTAATTGCTTCATTAGTTTTCATGCCAGGTTGTGCCATAAGATGTGCCATTTTTTGCCATTCATGTTTTTTCTTTATTGATTGAGTGCGTCTATGCGTGGGTTGACTTCCATAATTGTTAGGTCTGTCTAAAGATTTAATTTTATCATTAGTAGACCTAGTAAATGATGGACCCCAGGGATATTTAACTTTATAAGTTAAACGTGTCTTTGATTTCATTTCTGATTTCTTTAAGCATATGGCTACTTCTTTATCAGAGGATATGCCATACTCTCCCTCAGAAACTTCAAAAGGGTGTTTATACGATAAACCCAGTTCATCCGCTTCTTTTTGTGAATAAACTGGGTATTCTTTACCAGATACTAGTTCGTATCTCACAGATAGGGTTACTTACCTCGTTTTGTGTACTCACCACGAGTAACAACGGGAGCTTTTTCCTTAACTTCGGCTTTTTTATCAGCTTTTTTGTCTGTTTTCTTTGCTTTTGCCATTATTTACCCTTTTTTCTTATTGTTTTTACTTTTCCATTGTGAGTTCTAGCAAAAATATGAGTAGCTGTTTCTCTAATAAGTGTACCAAAGTACCTTTTTCCACCAAACATCCAGCTAACTTTTTTACCTTTGCCCATTTTATTTTTTTCACTCATAGTATTTTACTTTTTCTTTTTTTTCATTATCGCTTGTTTAAGTTTTGGCGGTAATGTGTTTTGTGCTGCAGTCAATCCAGACTTTTTTTTAGCTGGACGACCTTTTTTTGAACCATAAGTTCCTTTACCTCTTGGCATACTATACTCCTTCTAGCATTTATCACAATCACAACAAGGAACTTCCATAGCTCTGCGTATCCATCCTACTATAAAACTAGAAAGTTTTGGTTTGCGACTGATTAGATTAGTGTAATATAAAATTCTATACACCTGTAATCTAGTTACATCTATCTTTTTTGATGCGGCTATAGTCTTTTTACCTATTAATCCATCTACAACTAGTCCACATCCTTTAGAATTACAAGCTTCTTGTAAAATCTTTACAGCTCTACGCTGTCCCATATTAACAACCATATCAAAATAACACTCTTGCATAGATTTTGGTAGGGATGTTGCCTTAGAAGGTTTCCAATAATCTTTTTCGTAAATACTAGCAGCTCTATCCATAGTCATATTCTTTATATCTTCGTCTGGATGACTACGTTTTGCTATGCCATATTTAGTTTCACCACCTGGATCATCAGGATGATTAACGTATCCACCTTCTCTATGTAGAACCCCTTCTACTATTTCTTCAAATGTCATTCACATTCCCTTTCCATTCATTCTGCCTTTGATATATGCTAAAGCATCAGTAACGTCATTGAGTTCTCGTATTACATCTTCTCTATGACGCAATCCAGTTTCATCTGATTTATTCCAACGCTCTATAAGTTTGATAACTATGCCTTCTACATTTTCTACAGTAGATTCAAGTTTACCAATATGAACCCTAATATTGTCAAGGTCGTCATTCTGAGCTTTCTGGCTCTTCATTAAATTTATTATCATAAGTATGAACAGTGATACTATCACTCCAACCGCACCATACTCTGCATATGTTTCCATCATAGCCTTTTACCTTTATCTTATTTGTGGTATTTGATACCCAGCCTCGGAATGGAAAATATTGAGGGGCCCCTCTAAAACAGATTCTACTTTGGATCATCTTCATTTTCTGTATCGTACAGAAGGTTGCTATCTTTGTATTCGTTATACAAATTCACAATGTTGTTATAGTGCAATGCACGAAGATTGTCACTATTAAAACCTGTAATATCTGCCATTTCTTTATAAATTTTTTGATAATCTAATGAATTATCTTCTTTAATATACTTACGAATATATGTATTACTCAATTAATTTTCTTTCGATTTACTAGTTAAGAGTGATTAGGTAAATATTAATACTATAATTTATATAGTTTATAATTAAGTATCAATATTCAAGCTTTTACTTAATCATCTTTAGCAAGTTCGTATATATCAACACTTATCAAAATACTGAAAATTTTATAAAAAAATTTTTTTAGGTTGCGTTATAAATCCTAGCATAGGCGTTTTCAGAAATTTTGTTCTAGATTGGAAATACGAGATATACATGTTGGTACCCTCCATCAAAATTCACGCTGTGGG